TGGCGAAACAGGACCACTAATGGGTATTGTTTCAACAGTTGAAGCAGCTAACCTAATGAAAGCAATTGGTACAGCAGCTTACGGCGGTGGTGACTTCCAAAGTGAAGCAATGAGAAATGGCTTCTTGGGACAAATCGCAGGCGTTCGTATGTTCCAAAGTTCATATGTAACTGGCACTAACAAAGGCTTTATCTTTGCTGGTGATGCAATGCGTATCGCAATGCAGAAAAATGTTGACATTGAAACAGCACGTCGTCCTGAAGCAGTTGGCCAAGACATCGTAGCTAGTCTACACGCAGGCGTTGGTGTTATTGATGCCGCTCGTGGCATTAAGTTAATCAACGTATAAGGATAGTTAAATGGCTTTTATTATTGAATCAGGAGTTGTAATTTCATTTGCAGAATATAATGATGTTTTGCAAAGGGACCAACGCCTATTTGACAGTAATGAAGGCTTAACTGACGAAGTTGTTGAAGACGCTTTAATGAGGGCAACACAACGAATATTAAGTAAGATGAGCACGTCTACATGGTGGAGAGACTACTATAGAGCACGTGATTCATCTACTTCTTATAACAGTGTTGCTGATATACCAAGCATAGACGCAGTGAAGATTTTGAATCGTAAAAGCGATTTTACTGAACTCTGCGTTTATACTGCACTAGCTGATTATATACTTCCACAAGTCGCAGACTTTGGAGATGAAACTGATTCAGACAGAGCAAAAATGGGCTACTACCAGAATCGTGCTGAGAGTCTATTTGGTGAACTTATTATAGCAGGCGACTGGTATGACTTTGATGATGATGCAACTGTTGATTCAGATGAGAAAGATCCAGGATATTTTAACTTGAGAAGAGTAAGATGAGAACACAAGTAATTGACAAAATTAAGGCTTTGGCACTTAACGGAATATCGTTAAGTAATGATTTGCCTTATGATGAGTCAGGTGCAATTTACATAAAGAATCCAAAAACTCTTTATGTGGACCAGACTCAATACGAAAGTGTTCCTATTATACAAGCACTCAATGGCTTAAATATCAGCAATACAACAACAGCAGTCAGTGTCTATCTTGCTGTTGACGCAAAAAATCCACTGGCACAACTAGATACAATTATTCAAAGTTTGCGTGGGCTTGAAGATACAATAGTATTGGACGGTACTCACACAAGAGAAAGCACGGTTTCTACAAACTATGAAGACGACTTATTAATTGTTTCAGTGGAATACAGACTAACTAGGATAAACTAATTTAAAAGGAAACCAATATGGCTTACATCTATCCAGCACCAGGAGTGGCAACAAAGCAATCAACACTAAAAATTAGTGTTGCTGCTAACAGTGCCGCAACTCCAGAACTTACAGTACCTGCTTTGCAGGATGTTACTGTTAACGCATCTAACGACACATTTTCGTGGACACAGTTGGATCAAGGTAGTAAATTGCAAATCGCAACTACTGCTACGAACTCACTATCTATGAACATTGTTTTGGATCAAACTGTATTCTTCGGCGACTCAACTGAAGTATCAGGCGAAGCAGACTTCAAAGGAATCTTTGGTTGTTCAACAGCTAAAGACTTACTTGACTTTGAACTTTACTTAGGCGATACTTCAGCAGGAGCAGAAGGCAAAACTATCAGCGGAAAAGGTTACATCACAGGACTTGCTCCAACTGTTAGTGCAGACAGCCCAGTATGGGTAACACCAATCACAATTACTGTAGACGGCGACTACACAGTAGCTTAATAAAGTAGAGCGTGAGGGCACACGGAATAGGGGGGTTAAAACCCCCTATTCTCCCTTCTAGCTAAATACATTGTAGGATTAATAGATGAACGATTTAATAAAGAATAAAAGTGACGATGAACTTTTGCAAAGTATGATTGCAGAAACCGCTAAGGCAAGTAACGAAATTGCTTGTGCTAAAAGAGATATCACTAAGGCAACTTCAAGATTAAACTTCTTAGTTGTACTTGCAAATGATATGATTAACAGAAAAAAGGATTAACAGATGAACTTATCAAAATTAGCAGCAAAACCCCAATTAGTTAAAATTACAGTAGATGATGCTGAAATCGTTGAAAAATACGGTGAAGAATTAGACTTCTATGTCTATGACAGGCACGACATTGACACATTTATGAGTCTTGGAAGTGTTGATGCATCAAACAATACACAAATTGTAAGTTTAATTAAAGAAATGGTATTTGATGAAGATGGAAATACAATTCTTGCAGACGGAATGACATTACCAATTGACATTATGAGCAAAGTTATTGAAAAGGTGGTATCCCAATTGGGAAACTTGACAAGCCAGACTATTCCAGAGTAGATAGTACTCTAAATGGCTGGCTAACCTTAGACGTGTTAGCAAAAAGGTACGCGAAGTTGCCGTCAGAAATATTAAGAGAAGGATCTACTATTGACATGTATTGCCTTGAAGTTGCAATTGGGTATGAAACATATCTAAGAAAACAAAATGAAAGTGGACAGACTATTGGACACAATCAGACTGAAGATGAATTGCAAGAGATGTTAAATAGTGTAAGAGGAGACACTAGTGGCGGTTAGAATTACTAAAAATACAATGTCAGCAAGCATTGGAAAGATAACTGCAAAGTTAGACAAACTACCTAACGATGCATTTAAGTTTTGGTATAAAATAACCCCTATTAAAAGTGGCAACGCAAAGCGTAGAACTAGACTACAGGGCAACAAAATAAAAGCCAATTATAATTACGCAGTTCCTTTGGATCAAGGTAAGAGTAGACAAGCGCCTAAAGGCATGAGTGCTCCTACTGAAGAATATATTGAAAAACGATTACGTGGAATAATAAGGAAGTAATATGGCTGATTTAAAGTATCTTGTAGAAGTTGACACTAAAGGCGCCCAGAGAAGTATTAGCGGCTTAAAAAGTTCAATTGCTGCCGCAGGTGCCGCACTAGCTGCCGCATTCTCAATAAAAGAAATTGCTAATACAAGTGCAAGGTTTGAAGACTTGCGTATTACACTTGGCATTCTATATAAAGATGTAGCAACAGGTGCAAAAGCATTTGATGAAATTAAAAAGTTTGCAGCAGAAAGTGTATTCAGTGTTGAGAACCTTACTAATACAGTTGTAAAACTAAAAGCAGCAGGACTTGAACCAACCATTAAACAGTTAAGATTGTTTGCTGACGTATCAAGTGTTAGTGCTGACAGTGTAGGAGCATTACAAGCAATCACAGACTTGTATGCAAGAACTACAGCTGGTGGATTAGGACTTGAAGACTTAAACAGACTAGCTGATAGAGGTATTCCTGTATTCACTATTCTTTCAGAAAGACTAGGCAAAAATAGACTAGAACTATCTAAACTTGGACAAACTGCTGAAGGTAGTAGTAAAATATTAAGTGCCCTTGAAGATGGATTAGAAGATGCCTTTGGCGGAGCAAGTGCAGCAAGAACACAAAGTTTATCACAAGCCTTTAGTAACTTTGGTGATGCTGTTGACAATGCGTTTGATGCAATTGGACAAGCAGGACTTAACCAAGCACTAGGTGACGCAACTAGAAGTATAACAGCATTTATATCAGAAAATGAAGTATTAATTAAATCCATTGGACAAGGCTTAGGCACAGCAATTACACTTGTTGTTGACAATATTAAATTCTTAATAACACTAATGAGCGCAGCCTTTGCAGGCGCTATTGCTGCCAAAGTAGTCACAGTTGTTGTAGCAGTATATAAACTAGCAACAGCATTTAAAGCAGCAGCAATCGCAGGAACAATATTACAAGGCGTTACTGGCATTGGACTAGTTAAAGTTGCAGCTGGACTTGCCGCAGCAGCAGGCGCAGTTCTTACTATTAACAAACTTACAGAAGACGCTGGCGAAAGTATTGGCGGGTTGAATGACGAAATAGACAATCTAAACAATAGCGGTGGCGGAATTTCTGGACCACTATCAAGTGGAGCTGCAAACGAAGTAGACACTTATGCAGAAGCACTTAAAGCAGTGCTTGCACCACATCAAAGATTCATTGACCAGGCTAAGAAGTTTTCAGAAGCAGACTACAGAACAGATTTAGAAAAAGCCAATCAAGCAGTTGTAGATGCTCAAATTGTTATAGAACAATTACATCTTGCATTTGAGCGTAGTAATGGACAAGTAGAAAATTTTGTATTCTTATTACGTGGTGCAGACAGAGAACTAGAACGTGCAACAGCCGCAGTTACAGAACTTACTGATGCAAATAAAGAACTAACTAAAGACGAACGCTTTACAGAATTCTTTAAAGAGTTAACTGAAGGTGCATCTGAACAAGTAGAGCAATTAGAATTTAACAAACGTGCAATAACTGCATTAAAAGACGCATATGCAGCTGGTACAATAACCCTTGCAGCATACACAACTGCAATGAGCGAAGTTGACGAATCAGTTAATAAAAGTGCTGAAAGTATAAGAGCATTAACAGAAACTAGTGCAGAATTCCAACGTAATATAGCGGAAAGCACAGCAGACGCCAAACGTGATTTAGAACAACTGAATATGAATGCTCTAGAAAAACAATTGGATGATATTAATCACAATTTATCTAGTGATTTAGCAGACACTGTAAGAGAATTAAACAGTGCCGCACTTCTTAATCCTGAACTTGCTGGACAATACGCTACAGAAATTGCTAACATTACAACAGCAACCAATGCAGCTATTATAGCACAACAGCAACTAGCAGAAGAAGGATATGTAAACTCAAGAACGTTTGCAAGTGGTTGGAAGAAAGCCTATTCAGAATATGCTGATGAAGCTACTAATGCTTCAAAAACAGCTGAAAAAATGTTTAACAAAACAACACAAAGCATGGAAGATAGCATTGTAAGTTTCGCCAAGACAGGCAAATTTGAATTTAAGGACCTTATAAATACAATACTTGAAGAACTATTACGCAGTCAAATACAAAGATTAATTGCAAGCACATTTGGCAGCTTTGGTGGCGGCGGAGGTGGAGGCGGATCTAATCCGTTTGCAGGATTCTTTGCTAATGGTGGATTAATACCAAGTGGAAAGTTTGGAGTTGTAGGTGAGAATGGTCCTGAGCTTGTAAGTGGACCAGCTAACATTACACCAATGAATGGATTAGGCGGCGGAAGTTCACAAGTTATCTATAATATTAATGCAGTAGATGCACCAAGCTTCAAATCAATGATTGCTAGAGATCCTGGCTTTAT